GTGAACAGTAAGCACACAAAAGAAAACTTCTTAAAGCATGTCGATGAACTTTTTGAAAAGCATGGATATGTGACTTTCAGCTGGGAAACCGGGCAGCAGCGCACGAAGAAACAGAACAATGCGCTGCATTTGTGGCTTTCGCAGCTGGCCAAGATGTTGAACGATGCCGGGCTGGATATGAAAAAGACGCTCAAAGCGGAAACCGAAATTCCTTGGACGATGATCTCCGCGAAGGAACATCTTTGGAAGCCAATCCAGCAGATTGTGATCGGCAAGGAATCAACGGCAGAAGCGCAGCGAAAAGATTATAATGATATTTATGCTGTACTTAGCCGACATTTTTCCGACAAACATGGGATTCGTGTACCAGAATGGCCGTCGATCAATGATTAACTACAAGATCCGGCAAACTTGGCGCGAGTTCAGCAAAGACGCAATCGTCGAAGAGGCGCTGAATCTCAAAACCATCAAAAAGGATCGCCAGTCCCAGGTCGTGGGTTTGATGGGCGAGCTATGCTTTGGGCGATATTTAATCGATAACGAAATCGACTTTGAATATCTAGCGAATAAGAGCATGGATTTTGACTTTGAATCGAACGGCATTTTTCTTGATGTGAAAACTTCTTATTCAAAGCATCAGCCGCAACCGCATTGGATTTGTCGGATACCAGAATATCAGCATTTTCAGCGATCTGATCTTTATGTTTTTGCTGGGGCCGGTAACACAGAAGTTCATCTATATGGCTGGATCAGCAAGCATGAATTTTGGTTCGGCGACAAGAGTTGGCGCGAAGAGGAAGGAACTATCAACGAGATCACTGGCAAGCTGAACCGGGCTGATTGTAGAGTGATGAAGATTGCAGATCTAAACCCGATGGATGATCTGGTGACTTTTCTTGCACACAAGGGTAATGCGCACTAGACGCTGCTCACTCTGCCGCAAGAAAGTTCCAGCCGAGGATGCTGTAATCGGCCAGCTGCGGGCGTTTTGCTCGATGGAGCATTTGATTGAATACGCTAGAAGCGACAAGGGCAAAAAGATTGCAGAGAAGGGTTGGAGGCAGCAAAAAAGTGAGATACTCAAAAAACAGAAAACCTGGCGAGATTGGTGCAAGGAAGCGCAAAAGGAATTCAATGCGTACATTCGGGCCAGAGACGCCGGGAAGCCCTGCATATCCTGTCACAGATCTTTGTCTGAACGCTCTATTGGCGGGGACTACGATTGTGGTCACTTTCGCAGCGTTGGTTCTGCTCCACATTTGAGATTTCACGCCTGGAATGCGCACGGCCAGTGTAAAAAATGCAATCGATATCTGGGCGGCAATTATTCAGAGTATCGGCGAAGATTGCTTACCAGGATTGGAGTAGATAAAGTTGACAGTTTGGAAGCCGACTATTCGACAAAGAATTACACTTATCACGATTTGCAGAGAATCATAAAAATCTGCAAAAAACGGCGCAAACGCTATGGGAATCAATGATCCAGTTGTTCCAAACGAGAGCCAGGAGCAGAAAGACAAGCTGCGCGAGGATCTTGAGCGCCAGATCAAGGAATATTTGAAATCCGGCGGGAAAATCAAAAACCAGCCGACAATTACGAAAACAGTACACAAAAAAAAGCCCCAGAGGTAGCATTCTAGGGCTTTTTAATGACTGATCAATCTGGTAGATTATCAGTCTGTCGGTGGCGTTGACTGCGCCGGATGTACCGACCTGGGAGAGAGACGAAACAGATCGATACGCCGATGTGCGTATTATCTTGTGTCTCTCCTGCTAGGTCAACACTACATCTTGCGGTCACCATCGTCCGGTGGGATAAATTTCGACCGAAACTCCGAAATCATGGCAAGCTGATGCCTTTAACTACAGCTGCGGAAACGTGAAACCGAGCCAGCACTAATCCTGCTCTGTCGCGCCCATGACAACAGGGAACTGCAAACCCGAAAGGGACAAAGCCTGGCGAGGCAGCGAAGGAACGGGATGCGAGGGCTTCCCTAGTACGCAGGGCAGATTCGGCTTGGGGCCGGACTGAGTAATGAGTACCACGGCGAAAGCCGTCCGCTCCGGCGGGTGCAAGGGCCAATCGCAGACGGCGCTGTCTGGGCTTTTGCAGGGGAAAATGGGTGAATTGTGTTTGGGGGTAGCGAATGATCAATTTATACGAGCATCAACAGGCGGCAATCGATCAAATTCGGATGTCGTTCAAATCTGGGAATGAGCGGGTTTTGCTGGCCGCGCCATGTGGATTTGGGAAAACGATTGTCAGCGCTTGGATGGCAAAAGAGGCGCTCAGTCGCGGCAAGAAAGTGCTGTTCGCAGCTGACAGGGTGAAACTGGTCGATCAGACTCTGGCCGCTTTTGACAAGTTTGGGATAGATTACGGCGTGATCCAGGCTGATCATCCGCTGACCGATTACAGCAAGCCATGCCAGATCGCCAGCGTTCAGACACTTGCCCGGCGCAAACATATCCCAGAATATGATCTCTGCATCGTTGACGAATGCCATACGGCATACAAATCAATGACCAAAATCATGGATCGATACAATGTTGCCAAATATATCGGATTGTCGGCAACGCCATACAGCCGGGGACTCGGGCTGATCTGGCAGGATCTGATCACACCAATCACGACCGAGAAACTGATCGAACTGGGATTTCTGACGCCGATCCATTACTTTGGTGGGCGCTCTGTGGACGTTTCTAAGCTAAAAACCAAGGCGCTGGCTACTGGCGGCTCAGATTACGATCCAGACGCCCTGGAAGCCGCCACAGACGCCGATACGGGCTTGGTGGGGGATATCGTTCGGAACTGGCTGGAACACGGCGAGAATCGCCAGACAATCGCATTCTGCCCGTCTATCAAGCAGAGCAAGTTTCTGGTGGATGAATTCAAGCGGCACGGCATCGATGCCAGGCACATTGACGGATACGATGAAGAAAGCACACGCCGGGAGATCTACCAGGGCCACGAATCCGGCGAGTTCAAGATACTCAGCTGCTCCAAACTGCTGGGCGTGGGATACGATAGCCCGAACACCAGCTGCTTGATCGACGCAAGGCCGTCAAAATCGACGATTATGTACCAGCAGGCTGCGGGCAGGGTGATCAGATCCGCACCGGGCAAAGAATATGCGATCTACCTGGATCACGCCGGGAACGTCCAAAGGCACGGAATGAGCGAATTGCTTGTTCCAGACTCCCTGGATAACCGAGAAAACAAATTCTCCGAGCGCAAGCAGGTCAAGAAGGATGCCCCAGAAGAATCGGCGGTGAATGACTGTGAAAGCTGCGGCCAAATTATGCAGGGCTTGAAATGCAGCAGTTGCGGCCATGAGATTCACATCACCAAAGCACTGGAAAGCACCAACGAACTGCTGGTTCGCATGACCGGCAAGAAAAAAGCATTCAGCCAGGAAGAGAAATCGATCTGGTACTCAAATCTGCTGAAATATGCGAGGCAGTCTGGATTCAAAGACGGCTGGGCTGCTTATCAGTACAAGTCAAAATTCAAAGTCTGGCCCAGGCAAATAAAAATCGATGTGAATGCGCCGATACAGCCAGAAGTGATAAATTATATACAATCAAGACAAATCGCCTATTCCCGATGGAAGGCGAAATCATGATCCCAGCTGGCGGTGGATTGGGTTTTTGTTGTTATTTCCCCCAGAAAACACCAGCAGCATGCGATGGGTTACTCCCCTTGAGAGGTTCATTCGGCCCAGGCGCATGCCGTCCGGCCCACGATACGGGCCACTAACATGATCTGCGGAGACTGCTGGATTTATGCTGATAATCCGTTTTGTACGCCGGAATCGCACGAATCTGTACAAAAATCGATCAAAAGTGAACAAAAAAGTGATTTTTTTCATCAAAACTGTTTACTTTTCGATTCAGATGTAGATAATGGAACACATGGAGCGGCACAAAGCGGCTCACAAACGGAGAAAAACGAATGACCAATCCAGCAAACATCCAAGCGGTTCAAGCCAAGCTGCTCAAGAATGGCAAGTATCAATTCACTGCAATCCTCGAAGATGGATCGCAGGAAATTATTAAGAAGGCTGGCGCTTTTAAGCCTTTCGTTAATGTTTATGAAAAGTATGTAAACGGCAACGGAAAATTTAATGAACTTAGCTCACGTTGCACATTCAACAACAAGCCCGACGTTAAACAGTTGAGCATAAAAATATCGCCAATCAAATCGATCGAAGTCGAGTTGATCTAATCAAAAACTCACAACAGAAACCAGACCCGCTTAATTGCGGGTTTGGCGGTGAAAATAAACCAAAAAGAGGGCAAACCAATGAACGAAGCAGTGAAAAAAATTGCGCAGGACTGTGTTTTTGAAATTATCAGGTATGGCGACTACGATCCTACCGATGCGGTTCTGGATGATGTGCTCGAAGCATTGCTTGATACTGAATCTGCTGGTGATATCTACTACAACGCAATAAACGGCGACGAGTTGCTTGCCGAATTGCGTATCCAGCAGCATGCCATGAAGGATCTGGAAGCCCAAAAGCGGGCAGATAGACGCGAAGCCCAGCTGCTGAGAGAATATGCGGCTGATATCTTGGACTCGTATTCAGATGATTCTTGGATAGCGTGGGAAGGGCAATCAAGGCCGATGGAGGCATATCCATGAAGAATATTGCAAAGGAAGCGTTCTACGCGATAGCAAGTTGTTTTCTGATGGTTTTCCTGGTGATGATGTTTTTACACGGGATAACGGCAGCAGATCCGTATTACAGCGAGATTTGCCAGCAGAGACACGCATGGGAAGCAACTGGCCACGATTATGTGGGCATTCCTCCGGGAGCAGAGAACTGCTAATGAAACAAGACATGGTGAATAGCCCATCGCATTATGCCGATCAGGGAGTTGAATGTATTGATTACATCAAGCAGCAACTCACTGCTGACGAGTTCAGGGGTTATTTGCTGGGGAACATCACCAAATATCTGCATCGACATGCTTATAAGAGTGGGCTGGAAGATCTGAAGAAGGCCCAGTGGTATCTGGGCAGGTATATCGACGAATACCAGGGTGATCAATGAGACAAGAAAGCGAACTGAACATCATCGAACACTGCGACCAGTGCATTCACCAAATACGGGACAAAGTTAATCCGAATCGTTTATACTGTGCCAAACTCACTGATAAATATGGGTTTGGAGTGGAAATATGCGTGAATCGGAATTTCCCAACAAGTTGCCCGCTGCCGAAAGTCTGACGGTTGATAATCCCTGTATCGGGATCTGTTCGACCAGCACTGTCGGATCAATCTTCTGCGTGGGCTGCAATCGATACTATAAAGACGTGATCAATTGGAACGCTTACGGCTTGGATGAAAAGATCCTGGCCATGATGCGAGCCGTCGAGCATCGCAAAGCCAAAGAGAAGGGCTTTGTGGATGACAATCACGACTACTTGGCGAACAATCTGAAGTCTTGATATAATCCCGTCATCAGCTGCTTGGGGCGGCTGCGCATTTTGTACGGGGTACAGATGGCAAAAGACTTGATTG